TCTATATGGATAATGATCCGAATATAATAAGAGAAGAAGCTCTAAAGCAATTAGAGAGCATCAATACTCTTAGTCCAACAGAGAAGTTAAAGGTTTTATTAGGAATAAATCCTGAAACTCCTTTGAGTGATTTTACTGCTGATAAATTAAAAAAATCTGTTAGTAATGTTTTAGACAATGCTGAATCTTTAATTTCTAAAATAGCAAATCAAAATAATGAGAATTCTACAAAAGAAATATTAAGTTTGTTTTTGGGAGTAGATATACCAAAAACAGATATTTTAAAACCAATTAATGAAAATTTAGTTCAACAGATTTATAAAAAGTTATTATCATATAATATGGAATTAGGTTCTATAAATGATAATACTCAAGATTTAATTAAATTCCAAAGTAAAATAGAACAAGATATAACAAAAAAAACACAAAGTGTTTTAGAACAATTAGCATCTAGTAATAACTATATTATTCCTCAAAAATTTATAGAAAATCCTGATTATACAATAAAATTAAATCCTGTACAGAGTTCAAATACTCTTGATAATTTGGCAAAACTTACAGAACAACAAACAGGAATAATGAATGATAAAAATAATTTTGCAAATATATTTGCAAAAAATTATCAAGATATAATGTCTTCTACAGAAAAAGGAAATTCCGAAACAAAAGGAATTTTACAAAAATTATTAGAATTGTCACAGGAAAAACAAAAAGAGGAAGAAGTAGAAAATCCTGAATTCTATGAAACAAAACCAAAACCTTATATATTAACTGATATTAGTGATGATGCTTTAGAAAAAATAAAAGAATTATTAAAAGCTAGTTCTATTAAAATTGAAAAGCGATCTACGGAAAAGAAAAAAACTTCATCAGAAAAGGAAGCTAGTGGAGGTATTATTGGGACTATTGCAGGAGCTATTGGAGAAGGTATTTTAGGAAATTATCTTTATAATAAAATTTTTGGCAAAAAAGGAGTAACAGGTATTGGAAAACCAATTACTAGAAGAGGAGGATTGGGAAGACCTATCGTAGATACAGCCAAGGGAGGATTAGGAAGAAATGTTACTAGATTTGCAGGAAGAAGATTATTAGGTTTAACTGGTAAAATTGCCTTTCTTATAACTGTAATGGATTTATTTGGGGGAACTATTTTAGGATGGGTAGACAAAATTGCTGGAACTAATATAAAACCAGCATTAGATAGTATAACAGAACCTTTAAAGCCAATATGGGATAAAATTGCTACTGTGGCAGAATCTACTTTAGCAGTTCTTACTTTAAAAGATACTGGTGTTTTTAAGGGAATAAGCGAATTATTTACAAAACAAGCAGCTAGAACTGCACTTGGAGAAGTTGCAGGAAAAGTTGGAGTCCGTGGTGCATTAGCAGCAGGTGGGGGTGCATTAGCAGCAGGTGGTGCTATGGGCTTAGGTAGAGGATTACTTGCTGGAACAGCTACAAATTATTTATTAAATTTAATTCCAAAAATGAAAAGAGATGAAGATAAAGGATTTTTTTCAAATCTTCTTCCAGATTCTGTAAATGCTTTAAGAGAAACTGGAATAGATGTAACAACTGGTGCTACTGCTGGACTTGCTCAAGCAGGACCTGCTGGAGTTGTACCCGGTGCTTTAGCAGGAGCAATTTATAGTTTGGGTAAAGGTATTTGGGGTATTGGTTCTACATTATATGAAGGTGCAAAATCAAAAGATGAACAAATGGCAATTGATAAAGAAATGGAAACAATGTGGGAAAAACGATATGGTAAAGATTGGAGAAATGTATTGGAAAACAATAAGAAAAAATTTGAAGCTTATTCAAAAGAAAGAAGAGATAAGGTTAAAGCAGCTGCACAAGAAAGTGCTACTACAAGTGATTTAAATAAAATTAGAGCACAGGAAATTAATGGTGTTAAAATTTTACCTCAACCACTTAATGAAGATTATGAATTTCAATTTGTTCCTACACCTGAAGTAAAACCCTATGTTCCTAAAATTCCTGAAACAAATTATCCCGGAAAAATTCAAAAAGGTCAATGGGATAATACTTTAGAAATAAAACCAAGAGCAACTCAAAATGTTTTTGGTACAAAAGAAGTTGATATTGCTAGTATGTTTAGATCTTTAAACATTCCATCTTCTATAACACAAGTAATTGACTTCAATAAAGCTGCATTATCTTCAATTACAGAAGCTATTATTAATGGATTTGATAATCTTAACTTAGGTGCTTTAGCAGGAGATCAAATTATAAGTATGGATGGTGGTGGAAGTTCAGATTCGATTATATCGGGTTCAAGACTTGAAATGATAGATTATAGTAGAAAACAATATTTAAAGGATACCTACAATGGCTAATTACAGTTTTTTTGATATAGATCCAAACAAGACAATAACTATTTCTGGAATCACATCAAGGTATCCAGAAATAAAACCCAAAGGTGGTACATCTTATATAGATGTAACTAGAATGGCATGGAGAAATAATAAAACTTCAACAGTCGATGAAGTTCCATCAGTAATATTAACAGAATATACATTGTCATATGGTATATGGACTCAGAATCTTTTTAGATTTACTGGAAGAGCAGCTGCTATAGCAGAACAAAATCCAGATCCATATGGAGCATTATATTATGGTCAAGAAACAGGTTTTATATATAATATACCATATTTGGTAAAACCCGGTGATTCTCTTAGAGGAGCAATAAAAAATTCTTGGAAAAACCAAGATGATTTTAGTAAAAGTTTTTTTAGAAAAGCAGCTTCCAAAATAAAAACAGTTGGAGGAGTAGTTGGAGGAGTAGCTGCTCCGGGATTTGGAACAGAAGATATAAATGCATTTGCAGGAACAAATGCAAAAAGTATAAATATAAGTTTTCCATTATACAATACATTAGATATACAATCTACTATTGATAATTTTAGTTTTATAAGTTTATTTGGTTTACAAAATTTAAAAACAAGAACTTCCTATCTAACATTTATACCTCCAAAAATTTATAAAGTAGATGGAGTTGGTTTTGGAAATATATATATGCCAGCAGCATATGTAAGCAGTTATGATGTACAATCAATAGGAACTACAAGAAGAATAGATGAATTAAATCAATTAGGTGGTGCATTTCAATCTGCTGGACAATATACAGGTGGATCTGGTGGAGCATTGGTTCCAGAGGCATATAAAGTTACAATAACATTAACAGAATTAATAGCTGAAAGTGCAAATATTATGGCATCTTCATTAGGAGAAGAAAAGGTTAATGTCTTTAAAGCAGTACCAACATCTGAACCAGTTGATTAAATATTTTAAATGAAACAAAATTCTTTTACAGATTTACCAAATTTATCATTATATAGATATGAAAATTTTTTTAATATCTATGATAATAATGGATATAAATTTTATAATTTGCTTAAAAATATTAGTATAATTCCTGCAAATAATACATCTGTTGAAGAAGTATATAATATTGCATATAATGATACTTGGCATTTAATTTCTTACAAATATTACAATACAATGGATTTATGGTGGTTAGTTTGTGCATATAATCAAATTATAAATCCCGTTAAAATGCCAGAACAAGGAACTCAAATTAAATTACTGAAGGCTAGTTATGTTTCTACTATTATTTCGGAATTGAATAAACAAATTTCCCAATAAGTTATAATAATCATGCCTAAAAAGAAAAATCCAGAGGACAATCCTTTAGATGAGTTAGAAAATGAGGATATTTTAGTTGATGGTAAATTTTACCAAGGAAATGAAAATATTCTTCGTAAAGATGCTACATTTAAATGGACAGAAGAAATGTTGGCAGAGCTTAGACTTTGTGCTAAAAGTATTCTTCATTTTGCACAAAATCATTTTTATATAGTAACAGAAGATGGTAAAAAGAAAATAGAACTTTATAAATATCAAAAAAGTTTATTAAAAGCTTTTAAATCAAATAGATTTAATGTAGTGTTATCCAGCCGTCAAAGTGGAAAAACAACTACAATTACCATTTATGCTCTTTGGTTGGTATGTTTTCAATCAGATAAAAGAATTACAATTGTAGCTAATAAAGAATCTACTGCAAAAGAAATATTTGCCAGAATTAAAATGGCATATGAGCAACTTCCTATATATCTTAAACCCAATATAAAATCTTGGAGAAAAGATGGATTTAATTTAGGAAATGATTCTGCTATAACAATTAGTACAACATCTACTTCTGGTCCTCGTGGTAGTACCAGTAATCTTTTGATTATTGATGAGATGGCTCACTGTCCTAATGATCTTATGAAAGAACTTTGGAAATCTGCCATTCCAATTATTTCTTCCATGAAGAAATCGCAAGTTGTTGTTATTAGTACTCCTAATGGAATGGATAATAAATTTTATGAGCTTTATCAAGATTCTCAGAAAAAGGATAGTGAATGGCACTTAGAAGTTGTTAATTGGTGGGACGTTCCGGGTCGTGATGAAGAATGGAAACAAAAAACATTAGCTCTTATGGGATCAAAAGAAGATTTTGATCAAGAATATGCAAATGTTTTCCATGATCCAAATAAAAGTGTTGTTGATGAAGAGTATTTATTAAAATTAAAAAATGAATGTCCAGAACCAGTTTTAGTATTGGAAGAAGGTGCATATAAAATATTTGAACTTCCAAATCCAGAAAGTTTTTATGTTATAGGTGTTGACGTTGGAGAAGGTATTGGTCGTACTAATACAGTTGCTCAAATTTTAGATGTATCTAATTTACAAAATATTAAACAAGCTGCTATTTTTGCTTCAAATTCCATAAATCCTTTTCATTTTGGCACAAGATTAATGGGAGTTTTACAAGATTGGGGAAGACCTCCTATTCTTGTTGAAAATAATAATAACGGACAACAAATTTTAGATGTTCTTTGCCAAACACACAATTATGAAAATGTAGTTTCATATCATTTTGAAGGTTTTAGTAAACATTATAATAATACTCATAGATATGGAATTCATAATCATACTAATACTAGATATAAAGGAATAACTAATTTTAGATATTGGGTTAATAGTTTAAAAGCAGTTAAATTAAATGATGTAGATACTATATTAGAAATTAATAACTTTATAAGACTTCCTAATTATACATATGCTAAAAAATCTGAGAAGGATTTAGATGATAGAGTATTTGGTCTTATATGGGCATTATTTATATTAGATCCAACATTAGTATCAAGATATTTTACTGTTCAAGAAGTGGATGATCAAGGTCGTCCTATGAAGATTTTTCCAATGTCTGATAATAAAGATTTATTAAAAAATAGTCCTTTATTAATAGGTGGTGGAATGCCTTCTATAGCTAAAAAACCTGTTCATGCTGCCACTTATTCTCATGTAGGAGGTATGGATATGAGTTCTGGATTTGACCTTTACTCTGAAGATAGAGCTAATTTACTAAAATGGATGATGGAAATGGAAGAAGATAAGCTTCCTCCTCTCAAAAACGATGACAATTCTGATAAGTCTTTAATGGACAATTATCATCCAACTATACTATTTTAACCTATGAATCAAGCAGTTTTAAACAGATCTCGTCACGACAAATTTGATTTTATTTTAGATCTACCAAAAGCTCTAAAAAAAGAACAAGATATTATAATGCAAAATGCTTATAATGCAGACCAAATTCAATTTACTACAATTGGATCTCCAGTTCCAACTATTTCCGTACCTCCTATAAAAGTACCTTATGCAGGACAAAACTATCATGCTTCTAGTATAAGCCGTCCTGCATATGATCCATTACAGGTTAAATTTTTATTAGATAATGGATATCAAAACTATTGGGTTTTATGGAAATGGTTAAACCTTTTTAATGATTCTGCTGATAGTATAACCAGTTTAACAACACCTGTTGATAATAATAATAGATTAACAAATCCAATGACAGATTTTACTGCTAATTTTAATTTATATGGATTAGATGAATTTAATAAAAGAATAATATCCTTTGAATATAAAAATGCATTTATAACACAGTTAAGTCCTATAAATTTTTCTTTCCAAGAAACTAATGAAATTAATTGTACTGCTACCTTTGTTTTCAATCAATTACATGTTAATCTTTTAAAAGATGTTAATGTATCTTCTTGTTAATTATGGCTGATAATAATACAGTAGCTAGTACTAATGAAGATGGATTATATCTTCTTCAGATAAGAGACCAGTTTTTCCATGTGGAAATATGGTTATATAATCAATTAGATAAATTTAAACCTTTTCGTCTACCTTTTACAAAAGAATTTGTAAAAGCACTTGCAATAGAAGAAACATTACATAATTGGAGTACAAACGGATGGATAGTAATATCATCACCATTTGAAATATTGGAACGTGGTGCATTAGTAAATGCAGATTCAAAATTTCCTAATGATCCTCCTTTCCTTTTTAGAACAGATGGTAGAAACAAAATATCAATAAAAATAATACCTATAACTAATACTAATAATGTTCCTGATGCTGAAGTACAATCTTTACCTCCAGAAAAATGGGAAATGTGCTATGATTTTGTAATCTATGATGTAGAAGATTTACCAAGTGAAACAGCTGCTAAAAAAATAAGAAAATTATATTTTCATGATGAAAGATATCAAATATTATCAGAAAGAAATATAGAATGGTCAACTGCATTATATGGACCTAATCAAGGAAGAATAAATTCATCAGATGCAGCAAAAACAATGTCTTGTAGTGATGCAATACAATCTATAATAAAAACTGCTGCTTCTCCATCATCAAATCCAAACAATCCAGAAATACATGTAGGAAGTACATTAGGTCCTAGAGGAATAGACAATCCAAATACTAGATTGGATAATTTTTCTGCTGATTGGGATAAGGGATCTCCTGATAGCAAAATTTTTTATACTTCTCCAGCTAATTCATGTGCATTAGAAGATATAAAATATGTAATGGGATCAATAAAATCCGAAGATGGTAGTCCATTATTTATAGATTTTAATAGATATAACAATCCATTAGGAAAGCAATTTTCTTTAGTTTCATTTAAAAAATATATTGAAAATGCAGAAAAAAATCAAATTGAAAGACTTGTTATTCAAGATAATTTAGATCCATTAAATGCTAAACCATATTTCAATAGAGCACCATTTGATAGAAATGAATCATCTACAATAAAAAACTTTCAATCTGGAATAGCATCAAGAATTAAAGATTATGCATTTGTCCCAATGACAGCTAACTATGATTCTAGAATAGTTAATGCTCCTACTCATAATTATAATTTTTCATCTGGTAAATTTAGTACTATATTTAAAGGAAATAAAGTAACAGATGTTTTAAATAATGTTAAAGATGTTGCAAATGGTTTATATAGTTTTCAAAAAAAACAAGGTCAGTTGCAAATGCATATTAATAAGACAAAACAAACGGGTCTTATGACACAAAATAATTTTGTTCCTAGAACCTTTTTTCCTAATAATATTTCATATGTATCAATGGCAAAAGATTTTTTATTTTTAAATCAAGCATTACACTTTTCAACTCAGGGATTAACTTTTAGAAGTCCCGGTAACTTTGTTTTTATTGATAGAGAAGTTTCAAATGGAGATCCAAATCCATTTGATGATAGATTCTTGGGTCAATGGATGATAACCAAAGTTGTACATGTATTCACATTATCATCTGATAATAATCATGATTATATAACAGAAGTTGTTGTAAATAAAATTGATAATTTCACTAAATGGTGGGATGAAGTTGAAACTAAGTATTTTTAATTATGGATTTAAATTCAATTAAAAGAATATTAGAAGAAAAAAGAATAAAAGAATTGCAATCTTCTAATAAACCACAGTTACCATCAATAGCAAATATGGCTTTTAATGTTGGTCAAAGTATAGCTCGTAATGTTCAGAGCGTAGCTGCTGGAAATTCACTTAATTTACCTGCTGATGAAGCAAATAAGCGTTTAAATATATGTAAAGGTTGTGAATTTTTCTTAAGTGAACAATCACGTTGTTCTAAATGTGGTTGCTATATGGCTGTTAAGACTTATTTGAAGGCTGAAAGATGTCCCGTAGGTAAGTGGTAATGATTTTATCAATAAAATCTTGCATATGAATGTTATATGCAACATTACACTTGAAATATGGGACTTTAAAGACAAAATCAGCATGTTTTTTTAGAATAATATTGTTTTTTTCTTCAAATTCATTTGCTGGATTGATACCTTTTCTTTCTAAAAATATTAAAATACCTTTTTTTTCATTTTTTAACCAATATAATTCATCTTTTTCAAACTCTGCATACCTAATATCAGGTATAATTGGAATAAATTTCTTCCCAAATTCTTTATTTTTATTTAAACTTTCTATAAAGTAGCGTCCTTTTGTCTGATTTCTCATATAACGTCCATATTCGACCATTAGGGGGCGTAAAAGCGTCTTTTGTGAGGCTTCATTGGGGTTTATATTCAGCTTTAATTTGTTATAAATTAAGCTTTTAAGATCTTCTCTAATCAAATCTCCAGCAATTGAAGATCGTTTGGCTTTTAAGTCGTATTTTAAATCTAAATTGTAAATAAGAGAGTTACATAATGTGTCTTTTCCTACTAAAGCGGCTCCAGAAATACCAATTGGTGGATAAAACGTGTTTTTTGACATAAGTTATTATAGTAACATTTTTTATGGCAGATGCAACTCAAAATATTAATATATCTGTTTTAGAGGATAGAACACATCTTCCTTTAAATGGTGATGTTTTAAGAATATTAAAACATAAAAATCTTCCAAACTATAGCAAATATGTTGCTGATCTTACGATTTTAATTGAAG